GGCGCAGGAGGCACAAGGTCAGTGTCCTCTGTTCTATCATCAGGTACAACAGTTGATGGTTTGAATATAGCAAGTGATTCATCATTTACTCAAGGTCCCGTTGGATCATTTAATCAACAAGGTGATGGTGTTGCTGGAGGAAACGGTAGTAGAGCTGGTGGTGACAACTCATCAGTGGCTGGAACTGTTGGTGCAAGTTCATTTTCTGGTAATATTTCTGGTGGAGCTGGTGGCGGTGGCTCTGGAAGTTCTGGTAGTGCTGGTAGCAGAGGATCTGGAGGCGGCGGAGGCGGCAGTGGAAGTAGTGCTAGAGGCGGTGGAGCTGGTGGCGGCGGTGAAATTGTATTTAGATTTTTAAGGATAGCATAATGCCTTTAGCAAAATTAAACATAGCACCTGGCATAGATAAACAAGACACAGAATATGGTGCAGAAGGACGTTGGGTCGATTCTGACAATGTACGATTTCATTATGGCTTACCACAAAAAGTAGGTGGTTGGCTTAAACTTATTTCTGACACACTTATTGGTGTTGTAAGAGGCACGCATGTGTGGACAGATCTTAACGGTGTGAGGTACACGGCTCTCGGAACAGATAGAAAATTCTATGTATACTCTGAGGGTACGGCGTATGATGTAACACCACTAAGAAAAACAAGCTCTAGTGTAAGTAATCCTTTTACTACAAACGGAACAACAAGTGTTTCTGTAGCAGATACAGGACACAATGCAATACAAGGTGATTTTGTTACCTTCGATTCTTTTTCTGCAATTGATGGATTAGATATGAATGCAGAGTTTGAGATCACATCTATAACAGATGCAAATAATTACAAAGTTACACATACGAGTGCAGCTTCTGGATCAACATCTGGAGGTGGAGGCACTGGTAATATAAAATATCAAATTAATATTGGTACAGATCAATCAGCTTACGGTTATGGTTGGGGTACAGACGCATGGAACGTTGATGCTTGGAATACTCCAAGATCTACGTCAACAGTTACACTAGATGCAAGAAACTGGTCCTTTGATAATTTTGGTGAAGATTTAATAGCTACCGTGCACAAGGGACAAACATTTCTTTGGGACACTTCTAGTGGCACAGCAACAAGAGCTACGGTTATTTCAAACACTCCGTCAAGCTCAAGATTTAATTTAGTGTCAATGCCTGACAGACATGTATTCTTGTTTGGCACAGAGACAACAATAGGAAGTTCAACATCACAAGATGATTTATTTTTACGATTTGCTTCACAAGAAACAACAAATGATTTTGCTCCAACAGCTACAAACACTGCTGGTTCATTTAGAATACAAGACGGATCAAAGATTGTAGCAGCAGTAAGATCACGTAATGCTGTTCTTGTATGGACTGATACATCACTTAACGCATTACAATTTGTAGGTGCGCCTTTTACTTTCTCACTTGTACAAATAGGTGCAAACTGTGGAGCTGTGGGTGTTCATGCTGCTGTTGATGTAAACGGTATAGCATATTGGATGTCACAAAATGCTTTCTATCTTTATGATGGTGCAGTAAAAAAAATACCATGTAGTGTACAAGATTTTGTGTTTGAAGATTTTTCTATTACACAACAACCAGAGACATTTGCTGGTGTAAATTCTGAGTTCAACGAAGTAACTTGGTTTTATGCTTCTAACACATCAAATCAAATAGACAGATCTGTTACATATAATTATTTAGAAAAAAGTTGGTACACATCTTCCTTAGCAAGAACAACTTGGACTGATTATGGTGTTTATCAAAGACCATATGCAACTAAATATGATCCTAGTGCTACGGCTACAACGCCAACAGTAAAAGGTTTGACTGCTGGTGCATCAACATTCTTTGAACATGAAGAGGGTGTAAATGATGATCAATCGGCAATGACAGCATTTATTACGTCAGGTGATTTTGACATACAAGATGGACAACAAATTTTGTCAGTTAGTAGGGGCATACCTGATTTTAAAAATCAAGTAGGGACTGCTTCTCTTACCATGGGTTTTAAAACATATCCGTCAGAAACAGGTACTACAATAAGCAGAGATGTAACCACCACAACTAAATTTTTTGATTTACGTGGCAGAGGTAGACAAACTAATGTAAAAATAACTAGTGATACACTAGGCTCTAATTGGCGTTATGGTACGCTAAGATTAGATATTAAACCAGATGGAGGTAGATAATGGCTAAAATAAATACAACAGTATTACCGACAGCGACTGAAGAGTATGAAGCTCTACAGTTTGATACGCTTATTCGTATTCTTGAACAAATAACACAACAATTAAACTTTGGTTTTCAAGAAGATCTAAAAGAAGAAGCAACAAGAAGGACTTTTTTCCTTGGCTGATAATTTTATAAGTAGATCTGCTACAGGGACAGGTAGTGCAGTAGCTGTGTATACAGTGCCTACAGCTAATTTAGCGTCAACACCTCCTGTGCAACCGACAACAGCTATAATAAGAGGCATACGTCTATCCAACCAAACAGGTGGCGCTGTAACAACTACAGTATCTGTATTTGACAATAGTAATTCTGATCTAGAAATACCTTTATTTAAAGAGAGTTTAGCTGATGGAAAAGAAGAAGAGGTTTTATCTGATGGTGTGCCCTTTGTTATGGAACAAGCTGATGCTATAAAAATTTTAGGAACTGGTGTAACAGTATTAATTAGTATAATGGAGATTAAATAATGTCAGAAATAGGTAAAAAAGTACAAGACGCTGAAGTCATAGGACACGAAGTTGTAGACGGAAATAAAGTTCCAATTTTAAAACCAGAAGTGTGGGAAAAAATTTATTGTAGTAATTGTAAATCTGAGGTTGATTCTGAAGAACAAGCTACTGGTAATTGTAACGACTGTGGTAAACCTTGGGCCGAATCAAAGGCCAAGGATGTTACCATACGTGTCGTCAAAATGCCTGATGTATTTGGATCTGGCGGAGAACTTTAACGGTTCTCACACTCACAAGTTTCACAGCGATGTTTATCTGAATCGCTCAGATGTCTTTCTAAATCTCTTTCGGCTGCTAATAATCTTTCGTGGTATCTACTCACCTTATCAGCAAGGTTAGCTATAGCGCTTAAATATTCTTGTTCAGTCATATTATCTCCTGTTGATTGTTAATTTTGGTGAGAACCTAATGTAAGCATATTTTTAGTCTTCGCAACAGTATTTTTTATAATTGTTTTCTTGACAATTAAATCGAAGCCCACTGACTAGGATGTGGTATGCAATGTTCTGTGCTAATACCTTTTTTCATAGTTAACAGAATGTCTGCACTAATACTTATTCTTGGCTCATCTTTTTTGTTAATCTCTGTGTAATGTAATAAACAACTTGGGAAAATTACAAAGTCGCCCGTGGCAACAGGTATCGTAAAACTAGCAAAGTTAAAATTATTCCACTCACGAATGTAATGATCAGTTGGAGGTATGTATAAACCAGTTTGAGCTGCTAACTCCTCTTCAAATTTTATATTACCCATGTCGTTGTTTCTTACATAATAAACACAACTGTAATGACTCGCTGTATGTTTATGACTAGATATATATTGATCTTTTGCTGTGAATGTTGCCCAGGCTTTTGTAAGGTGCACGTCAAATTTATCTAAGTTATATCCGTAGCTATGTAGAAAAAAATTTATATTTCTATTTAACGCTGTAAATAATGGTGCATATAATTTTTTCTTATGTAAATTATCTACGGCGTCATTTAATTTTGTGTAATTAACGTTACCAGTCACATCTGTTGTAGCAGCGACGCTACCAGGTTTCTCTTTTACAAATGATTCAATGTCCTTTACTAAAGGTTTATTGTATTCGTCGTAATTGTTTATAGTACATTTATAAATTGATTTACCAAATAGATTGGCTATCGTCGTTTCTTTCTGCATAACTTACCTCTAAAAATTCTACTTTCGTAACCCAACCTGTTGGTATTGCAATACATCCACCACCATGATTGTCATCTTTGTCTGTACACCATGAGCGCATAATTACAATCTTTTCTTTGTTTTTTACTACCATGTATCCTACTTCTTGACACACGGCTAATGGAGCATTAAGTATGTCTTTTATAGGCAACCAGCCTGTTTCTGTATCACGGGCGTCTAACCACGTCACACGGACCATAGGCACCTTTGTA